TTATCAGCAAGAGGAATTACAGTTTCAGGAGCACAAGGAATATTATCTGTTTCCAAATTAATTAAAAAAGAGGATTCATGGGATAATTTACACGGTGATATAATTCATTGGTAAAATCATATATTTATAATAAATAATGTCTAATATTCTATTACTTAGTTGTACTAAATCAAAACTTGATTATCCTGCACCAGCTAAAAATTTATACTCAGCATCTCCTTTATTTAGGAAATCTTTAGAATATGGAAAAACATTAAATCCTGATGAGACATATATTTTATCAGCTAAACATCATTTAGTTCCTTTAAATAAAAAATTAAAACCTTATGATTTAACTTTAAGAGATTTTAGCCAAAATGAAAAAGAAAAATGGGCTAAAATAGTAGTTGATCAAATGAGAGAAAAAAATATTAATTTAGAAAAAGATAAATTTATTTTCTTAGCTGGAATGGATTATATGGAACCTTTATTACCTTATATTCCTGAACAAAATATAATAACTCCTTTAAAAGGAAAAAAATTAGGGGAACGGATAAGTTGGTTAAATAAACAAATAAAAAAACTCAAAGAACAATTATATGAAACTTTCAAAACAGCAATTAAACGAGTATATTCAACATTATCTTAATGATGCTTATGATATTGGTGAAGATCTAATGTTATATGAAGGAGCTATAAATAATTTCAAAAATTCTCTTCAAGAATCTAATAATACTCATCAAACTATAAAAGAAATAATTATTAATGCTAAACCAGAGTATAAAGAAATATTAAAAGATTTTTTAATATACATGAAATATTCAAATTAAAAAAATTTGGAAAATTAAATATTTTATATTATATTCTTTTTATGAGTACAAAATATGAACCAAGTAAAAAACTAAAAAAAGCAGATGGTACTATCGCTTATATTTGGGAAAATCAATTACATAATTGGGAAGGACCAGCTTTAATTCATCCTGGTGGTAAAAAAGAATATTATATTCATGGTATTCAATATTCTGAAGAAAAATACAAAGAAGCTTTAAGGAATAGAACAGGAGTTCCTCCTATGAAAGATCCTCGTTTTAAAACTAGGTATTAAGTTTTTATAATTCCACCATATTTATAATAAAATAAAACTATGGAAGATATTTTCGATTTACATGCTTATCTAAAAAATAACCCTCTTTTAGAATCAGACGAACTTAAAGAAATGGCTCGTATTGCTCAGGGTCTTAAATTAACTAGTGATTATAAAGAGAAAATGGAAGGAATGCCTGATAGGTTTAAAACTTCAACTCGTTATCAAAGAGTTATCAAACATTTAGAAGATAATGAAAGTAGCACTTTAAGACAAATGGCTGAAGATGAATTTAATACTACTGATACAGCTGCTGTTAACCAACTTGTTAGAGATTTGATTGATTATGGTGTGATAGAAAAAACAGGATATGTTACTCCTCCTAAATCAAAAGAACCTAAAGGTGATGGTACAAAAGGTCGTCCTATGAGTTCTATAGGTTATATCAAGAGTGCTTTAGCTAAATTTAGAGAAGGTGATTTTGATTATACTGATAAAGAAAGAGAAGAATTAACCGATTTTATTAAAAATTTAAATGCTTCTTTAAAACCTAAAAAATAATATTTAAAATAATAATTTATAAGAGAGCTTGTTTTTACAAGCTCTTTTTTTTATATTAAATGATATGAAAATAGGACTTTGCGGAACAGTTAGTGTTGGAAAAACAACATTAGTTAATGAATTAAGTAAATTACCACAATTTGAAAATTATCATTTTTCAACTGAACGTTCAAAATATTTACGTGATTTAGGTATTCCATTAAATACTGATTCAACATTAAAAGGACAAACAATATTTTTAGCTGAACGTTGTACAGAATTAATGCATGATAATTTAATTACTGATAGAACTGTAATTGATGTTATGGCATTTACATTGAATGCTAAATCTATTTTTCATAATGATAAACATAAATTTGAAAATTATGCTTCTTTATTAATAAAAGAATATGATTATATATTTTATGTTTCTCCTGAAGGAGTAGATATTGAAGATAATGGAGTTAGAACTATAGATGTTGAATATAGAAATATGATTGATAAAACTATAAAATATTTAATTACATCTAATAAATTAGAAATGAAAAATTTTAAAGAAATTAGTGGTTCAACAAATCAACGTATTGAACAAATGTTAGATTTCATAAAATTCTAATATTTATAATCATGAAATTATCTGAATTACGTAAATTAATTGTAGAAACGGTTAAAGAAGAAGTATTGCAAGAATATAAACCTATTGACGAAATAGGAACATTTTATATAGTTGAAAAAGCTAAAAAAGGTATGACTAAAGATGATATTGTAAAAGAAGTAACAGTATTTGATGAAATTATGCCTGAAAATGTAGTTGGTGTTTATTTAAAACGTCCTACTGCTCGTCAAAAAGCTTCTGAAGTAATTAAAGAAATGGAAACTAATTTAAAAGAATTAGAAACTTCTATGGATGATTTTAGAGAAGCTAAAAATAGTATTGAAGAGAAAAAGAAAAAAGCAGCTGATATTATTAAAAAATTAAAATAATGAAAAAATCTCAATTAAAAAATTTTATTAAAGAAATAATTTTAGACGAAGCAGGTTTATACACTTTAAAAAATCCAGGAGATTCTACTAAAGGATTAGCTACTACTTTAGACCCTGATGACGCTACTGAAAAATCTTCAGCTTTTCAATCTAAGTATAAAAAAATATCAGAAAATATTGATTATTTAAATGAAGCCGCTAAAATGCTTTCTAAAATCCAAAAACGTTTAGATGAAATGTTAGCTGAATATAAAAGTGGAAAATTAAGTAAAGAAAAATATATTAATGAACGTAAAAAGTTACAAAAATACCGTGATGCTTTAAATACGGAAATAATGGGTTTTAATGAATATGAAGACTAAATATTTATTGTTTTTAACATTAACAATTATAGGAACTTTAATACTTTTAAATTATAACTATCCTTTATTTAAATTATCTAGTTTTAAAAAATCAACTAGTAATGAAACAATAATTAAAAAACAACTTGATAGTTTAAAACAAATTATTGATATTAAACAAAAACAAATAGATAGTAATAAACTTATTATAACTGATTTAAAAGATTCTGTAGAAAACATAGATAAAAAAGTAGTATTTAACGAATATAAAATATATAATTTAGACCAAGAATATGATAAAAAAACTAGTATTATTAATAATTACTCTTCTGATCAGTTATACCGTTACTTGTCAAAACGTTACGACAAATAAAGATTCATTAATACCTATTCCTAAATTCTGGTTAAGAGAAATTGTTAAAGATTTAGAGAAAAAGGATAATTTAGAGAAAAAAATAGAAATATACATTGCTAATGATTCTTTATATAAAATAAAATCTCATTTTCAAGATAGTATAATCAAAACATACGAAAAAAACGAATCTCATTATACAACTCAGATTAATGCTTATAAAGTATCAGATACATTACAAAAAACATTAATTATTGAATATAAAAATAAAGCTAAAGAATTTAAAAAAGAAAGAAATATTTTAGGTGGTTCTACTCTATTATTAATTATATTAATTATTCTATGAGTGAAAATATAAATTATAGAGAAATAATAAAACAAGAATATATAAAATGTGCTCAAGACCCAGCACACTTTATGAAAAAATATTGTTATATTCAACATCCACAAAGAGGTAGAATTATTTTTAATCTTTATCCTTTTCAAGGTAAAGTATTAAATTTATGGAGAGACAATCCATATTCAATTGTTTTAAAATCTCGTCAGTTAGGTATTTCAACATTAGCAGCAGGTTATTCTTTATGGTTAATGTTATTTCATAAAGATAAAAACGTACTTTGTATAGCTACTAAACAAGAAACAGCTAAAAATATGGTTACTAAAGTACGATTCATGTATAGTAACCTTCCATCATGGTTAAAAGAAAAAGACAAACCAATTGAAGATAGTAAGTTAACATTAAAACTTAATAATGGTTCTCAAATAAAAGCAACATCAGCAAGTTCAGACGCAGGTCGATCAGAAGCTGTATCTTTACTATTAGTAGATGAAGCAGCATTCATTGAAAATATTGGTGAGATTTGGGCATCTGCTCAACAAACATTAGCAACTGGAGGTGGTGCAATTGTGTTATCTACCCCGTATGGTACTGGAAACTGGTTTCATCAAACTTGGATTAGAGCAGAGGCAAAAGATAATAATTTTTTACCAATTAAATTACCATGGTTTGTTCATCCTGAAAGAGATGAAGCTTGGAGAAAACAACAAGATGAAGATTTAGGTGATCCTAGATTAGCAGCTCAAGAATGTGACTGTGATTTTAATACATCAGGTGATGTAGTATTTTATTCTGAATGGACCGAATTTATTCTTCAAACTTCAATAACTGAACCTTTAGAACGTAGAGGTACAGATCAAAATTTATGGATATGGGAA